AACCCACCACGAGGACGATAGGCACCGACGTGGCGACTACTACGCAGCGCCACAGTACCATACTGACGTTGCCGCACCATTGTCGAAATGGTGCAACGCCGAGCTCCCGGCGTCACTTTGTCTAGGTAGACAAAGTGGTAGACAAGGTTGTGGTAATACTGGACACAACCTTGACTTCCTTTTTTTGCCGAGTACCGCAGTGAAGATGTTACTTCCTAGTGTCTAGGAAAAAAAAGGGAACGCCGGGCCAAGCCCGGCTTACCCTTTTTTTACCCTCAAACAAACCAAAAAAAATTGGTGCAGTCCGGGGTTTACAGCATACCCTCACCAGGCAGCTCCAAGGTTCAGGCCTATAAGAACAAAAAAAGAGGGGATTAGCATGACTTGAACCGGGATATGGTACATTAATCACAAGATGACAAGCAAGCGCCGTGACGCAGAGACTCTCCTAGCCCTGCCACTCCCCCTGGAGTTGCTGGCCAAGATTCTAAGTTACCGTGACGGGTGGTGCGGTGCGACCGAGCAAGATTGCTATCACTTGCTCCGCCACTGGCAAGTCTATAGACCGCGACGCATTGCTCAAGAATAAACATTTTTCCTAATGCCAAGTAGACAAGCACGTTGTTGGTGTTGGACACTTAATAATTATACTGAGGACGAACTAGCTACGATCCAAAAACTAGGTCATGAGCTCCAATTCGACGTTACTTATCTCGTCTTCGGGAAAGAAAAGGGACAAGAAGAGACCCCGCATTTACAGGGATACATCGCCTTTAAAAAACGCAAAAGCTTTGGCGTCGTTAAGAAACTCCTCTCAAACCGTATCCATCTCGAAACCGCTAAAGGCTCCCCTGAAGAGAATGAACGCTATTGCAAAAAAGAAGGAGATTTCGAAGAGTATGGACAACGACCAGCTGGCCAAGGCTCTCGCAACGACTTGGTCGAAGTTGCGAGAGCGTGTCAGCAAGGAAAGAGCTTTAAAGAAATTGCAGAGGAATTCCCCTCTGCAGCCCTCCGATACTCTACGGGAATCTTGCGTCTCACGTCGCTGCACCGACCTGAACGCAAGGGTCCACCCGAACTCTGGTGCCTCTGGGGACGAACTGGAACAGGAAAGACTCGAAGAATCTGGGAGTTCGCAGACGTGGACCAACTGTGGGTCCACCCAGGAGACCGATGGTTCGATGGATATGACGGACAGCCAGCAGTCCTGTTCGACGATTACGACGGAAGCTGGTTCAAAATAACCTACATCCTCAAGCTAATCGACCGGTACATGTTCCAAGTACCAATTAAAGGTGCATACACGTGGTGGGCTCCAAAGGTGATTTATTTCACAAGCAATCATCATCCAAAAGAATGGTATCCTAACGCAAAACAAGAGCACATCGACGCATTACTGCGCCGATTCAAAGATTTCGGAACAATAGAAGAGTGTAAGTCTAACTATTAGAACGAATAAACGGCTTCCTTCTTTGCTCAGTGACAGTCAATGTCATTCCCATCACATGCTCGAAGCCGATTTTCACATGGGCATTCCCGCTCCCTGTGCGCATCACTTTCTCAATATGCATCCATTGAGACGTTCCCATAACAGTATTATTACGACCAGTAATTGTATGAGGAATGATCAACTGGTTGAACATCGTATCCACATACATGGTTCCCATCCACTTCGCGTCGCTACGTTTGATGATACCAGGCTGCAAAATATTTGCAGTACGGGTCTTACAACCCGTAAAAGCAGATCCTGGCGGAGCATGCTTCAATATATCGCTTATTCCAGCTCCAAGACTAACATCAGCAGTGTTTACAGACACATGACCGGTAGAAGCTCCACACGTAAAATTAGGCGTCACAGTTGTGACATTGGCAAAGTTCAATCTTAAGGAGTTGCCTTTTACAGTATATCTCGTGACCCTCAACGGGTTTGCCTCAATATTATCCGCCTCACGCTCCGTATCCGTATTAGCTCCAGTACGATTCTGAATTTTTACGGAATCAATAAACAAGTATTTCACAAGCGCATTCGTCAAATCCAACTTCGTTGGTGTTTGGGTGACAACAGCTCCAGGCTCAGGAGTAGAATTCTGGTACAACAAATGCCTCAGTTGCACTTCACGCACAGTACCAATCGTTCCAATATCAGCCATAAAAAGAGTATACAATTGCTGCGCAACAGCCATATAAGTGTACTCAGCCAAAATATTATACCCGAGTACTTCAACGTCTGGTTGACCGTTCCACGACCAGACAAGCTTCAATACACCAGGCGTATTAATAGCAGGTTCTTCCATTATTGCCTGAGACTCATGCCGGAACACAGCTCCACGCTTTCGGAATAACTGTCTCAGAATGGCAAGAAACAATTTCGGTCCAAGTCGTTCGGATGCATAGGCATGACTACCGAACACTAAATTCCCATCCACATTAATCGCGGTTAGCTCCCCTACACCTTCAAGGGTACACGAGATACCCTGGAACGGCCCCTTGGCCTTATACTTGCGGAAACGTTTCATGTACCCCGCATAAGCTCCACCACCCACTAGGGTGGATCGGGGTTGTTTACGTTTTGATTTAGGACCCTTGAAGAAACGATTAATACCATAACGCGCGGCTTTTTTAACCCCATATCCGAATTGTCTCTGGGCAGCACGCCGCAGCAGCTGGTAACCCAGCTGCACGCCTCGATTAACCACTGGGGCATAACGCATTAACCCACCACGAGGACGATAGGCACCGACGTGGCGACTACTACGCAGCGCC